TAAATCTTTAATTGTTACACATGCTTTATTAAAATATAAAACATCTGTAACTAAGACAAAAACAGTGCTGGTGTTATTAATATTTTGTTCTTCTTCCATAGATTATAATAATATAATATAAACTGTTTAAATTTATATTATATTTTAAATTTATACCACTTTATTTACCATTTCGTTTTCTTAACACTAATTTTTTGGCCATTACCTCTTTTTTTATTTGCGTTTGGATCATATTTTTCTTCTTCATCATCCGAATTATAATTTTTAGATAATTCCCAAAACTCTTTGGATCCTAACCGAAAATCATTGTGATTTTCAGCCTTATACCAAAACACTTGATCTTGTAATTTATTTGATTTTACATTATTGTTTATTACTAGACATTCATAATTCTCTGTACATTGGTCCATTACTTGACAAAATGATTCAAATGTTGGAAACATTCCTGCATAATTATCATAAATGCGTCGCCTATTTGCAATATAATTCTCTCTTAAAATAAAAACATAATCTATATTTGTACGAAGAGTTGGTGGAATACCAAGTGGGTACTGCATAGTGATTACTAACATGATCTTCCAGTGACGACCGTTCATAAATAAAAGACGCATCATTTTATCACGAGACCAAGTATTATCATAAAGGCAATCATCTAATATAACAAAAGCGCGAGGGTCAATTGTTGTTCGTTTATAAGTTTCCATCTCTTTTTTAATTTGTTTTAAGACGGTTCGTTGCCTTTTTAAAATATTTTCTATTATAGCAGTGTTATATTCATTATGTATAAATAATCTAGGAACCATTTTACCATAAAAACCGTTACCTTCTTCAGTTCCTGAAATAACCGTTCCAATAGGAATATCTTGTTGGTAATATAATAAATCTCTTACTAAAAAACTTTTGCCTGTATCACGTTTTCCTATCAAAACAATAACAGGCCCTTTTGATTCATTTGATTTAAAACTTATATTTTTCATATCAAATTTTTTTAATTCTAAAGACATTATTTATTAAATTTAGAAAGATTAATTTAATTATTTTTACGAATTTATAATAAGTTTAAACTCTATATTATTAATATTTTAATTAGCTAATAACATGAATTTAGATATGTCTGACACTAGTATTGGAACCAATATAAATCTTAATTATCAAAAAAGAAAAAACAGTAGCCTTTTCAATAATTTAGAAAAACAAGAAACTCTTTTTCTCTCCAAAACACAAAATTATATACCCATTTATAATAGATTTTTTTCTTTGAATGAATCAAATTATAATAATTTTAATCTAAATCATAAATTTTATATTTATAATATTAAAAATAGTATTGATGCACAGAGCGAAACAAATAAAATATTTAACTGTATTATTAAAAATATAGAAAATGATGAAAGTAAAAATAAGAATACATTTATAAAACTAGCACCATTATTAGATCCTTATAAATATTTAGTGGGTAAATATAGTGATATAAATGATAATATATTATATAATTTACCTAATTTAGAGAGAAATGACATTGTTTGTCATAATAAATTATTGGATGTTAATAATTCAGCCTACGTAGATGGTTTTTTTGTTTATTTAACCTCTGTACTAAAAAATAATTACAAATTTAATCATGGATTAGAATATTATGGTTCATTTCTTTCTATTAAAAATAATTTTGTATTTAATGTTTTTGATGATTTGGAATATCTAACAAATTCAGAATTTTTTAATAAAAATAAAAATATACTTTTTAAAATAGATGATTATGAACATTTAGTCAAAAAATCAGAAAAGCAAAAATTAAAATCTATTAAAATAGATTATAACTCTAGTGCAAGATCTATTCTATCTTTAAAATCAATTAATAATGAAGTTTTTGAAAATTTATTTAATGATCAAAATAATAGAAGTGAAAATAATGAAATTGAAAATGAACTTACATTAATAGATACTAGTAATGATAATAATATTTTTGATTATGATTGTAACAAAACAACTACTCTTAAATCAAATTCAACATGTTCATCAAGATTATCTTATACAAATAGTGAATTAAGCGATTACTGTGAAACAAATGATAGTAAAAATGAAAGTAAAGGTGACAATGAATACAATTCCGAATTTAGTTCAGAAAATAAATCTGTTAGTGATTGGGACGATATTAATTCTGAAAATGAAGATCAATCAAATAATAATGATGCCGATGCTGATGAAGAGGAAATAAATGTTACAATCAGTAAATTTCCGGTTCAGTTAATTTGCATGGAAAATTGTGAAAATACATTAGATAATTTAATTTTAAATAATGATTTAACAACAAATGAATGGTCGTCGCTATTAATGCAAATAATAATGATTTTAATTACATATCAAAAAGTATTTTCATTTACTCATAATGATCTACACACAAATAACGTAATGTACAATGAAACATCTAAAGAGTTTATTATTTATTATTATAACAAAAAAAAATATAAGGTTCCTACTTTTGGGAAAATTTTTAAAATTATTGATTTTGGAAGAAGTATTTACAAATTTCAAGGTAAATTATTTTGTAGCGATAGCTTTCAAAATGGTAACGACGCGGCTGGTCAATATAATATAGAACCTTATTTTGACGAAAAGAAGCCGCGTTTGGAACCAAATCCAAGTTTTGATTTGTCACGTTTAGCATGTTCTATTTTTGATTATTTAGTTGAAGATTTAGAAGAAATTAAATGTATTGATAACATTAAAGATCCAATTAAAAAAATTATTATTGAATGGTGTTTAGATGATAAAGGGATAAATTTGTTGTATAAAAATAATGGAGATGAAAGATACCCTGATTTTAAATTATACAAAATGATTGCTAGACATGTTCACAATCACACTCCTCAAGCTCAATTAGAAAGACCTGAATTTAATAAATTTTTACTGAGAGAAAATCAAAAAACATATTCAAATTCAGATAAAAACAATAAAAATTCTATCAAAATTGATATTGATAGAATGTCATCATTAGTATAAATTAAATCCAATAAAATACTCAACGCAATTTATTATATTTTTTTATAAGAATATAATAAATAAATATAATGGAAAGTTATGGATTTATAATGACAAGACACGTCAATTCAGAAATGACAAATAATTATTGGAATCAAAGTATAAAATGTATTAGACATTTATATCCAAATGTTAAAATAATAGTTATTGATGACAATAGTAATTATGATTTTGTAAAATCCCATTTTGATTACAAAAATGTTGAAATAATCCAATCTGAATATAAAGGACGAGGTGAATTATTACCTTATTTTTATTTTTACAACAAAAAATTTTTTGATAATGCCGTTATCATTCATGATAGTATTTTTATTCATAAAAAAATTAATTTTGATAAAATAAAAGGCATTGATGTTTTACCATTGTGGCATTTTAATCCAGATAAAGAGAATGTTAATAATTCATTGCGTTTAGTATCCAGTCTTAGAAATCAATTTTCATTAAATAGAAAATTAACATTAACTGACGTAATGATTTTAGGAAAAAAACCTGAATGGTACGGCTGTTTTGGAGTTCAAAGTTACATAAATCATAATTTTTTAACTAAAATAGCAAACAAATACAATTTGTTTAGCTTATTGAATAAAGTCAGCAACAGACCAGATAGATGTTGTTTAGAACGAATATTTGGATTAATTTTCAATTTAGAATCAGGAATGACAAATAAATATAAATCTTTATTTGGTAATATTCATAACTATAATAGTTCTTTTGATTATACATATGATAAATACAAGTATGATTTAACAATTAGAAGAAAACTGCCAAAAAATATAATCAAGGTTTGGACTGGGCGCTAATAGCAACTTTTAGAAAAAGTTGCGCAAAACTTTTGGCTCCACCTTACCACTTTTCAAAAATACCACTTTTCAAAAAAGTTGCGCAAAACTTTTGGCTCCACCTTACCACTTTTCAAAAATACCACTTTTCAAAAAAGTGGCGCAAAACTTTTGGCTCCACCTTTTTCTAAAAGGTGGAAAAAGGTGGACTAGAATTCAGGATTATTGGTAAAAACTGGAGTTGCGCCACCACCACTATTTAAAACGTCACCATTTTGTATTACTGGTTTTAGTTGTTCCATAATAAAATAACCAGACACGACACTAAAATAAACTAATAAAGAATCTCTTATCAACAATTTTAATGGTTTACTATCTTTTTCAATATATCTCATTTCAATAAATTTTACAATCAAAAAAATAATAGATATAACTGCTGCTATAATAAAAATATTTTCCATTTTTACTACGAATATTCTTAAAATACTAAAGTACATTCTTATTTCTTATTTTACGCAAATTTTTGCAAAAATTATTTTATTTTATATTTGCAAAAATTCCATTATTTAATCCAAAAGTTCTATATCATCAATGATTAAATCTGGTAGTGTTTCTAATTCGGGTTCATTTATTATATGAACATCAAGAGAATCCAAATTGACCGATTCATCTGAAATTTGGATTCTTTGGTTAGTCATACCATCCCCATCATCGTCCGTTTCAAGTTTTCTTTGATTGTTTCTAAATTCACTAATCTCTTCCAACCGTTGAATATCTTTGGGTGCGTTTATTCTCTCTTCATTATTAAATTGATCTTTTACTAAATCAACATCGCTAAATGATAGTTTTGAAGCAGAATTGTTATTATTAATATCTTCGTTTTGTGGAATATCACTTTTAATATCATCGTTTTTGCCAACAAGTGGCTCTTGAATATATTCTTCTTTAATTTCTTCTACAACATCTTCTTCTGTAGTCTCATCCATATAAGCTTTCAAAATAGCTTCAACAGGAACACTTTCTCTCAATGAATTTAAAATACATTCTTGAACAATTATTTCCAATTCTCTATTATGTTTTTGTATTTGTAAAGGAGCTACATTCAATTCAAATAAATATACATTTTTATATAGTTTTCTTGCTGCGTGAATATATACTTTATGAATAAAATCATCTAATTTGGGTATATTGATATCTATTTTTTTTTGTTTTTGACCAACTCTCATTACAG